TTTTAGTTGCTCCTAAGAGTTATTAATTGAAAGAGACTACAATATACTATAAATTTTAAAATCTGTGTGTTGTATTTGTACAACGTTATTTTTATATTTTTGATAACAATAATGAGTTGCTAGTTATGCAACAATAATTTTTACTACAGAAACTCTATTGTATATAAAAAGGGATTTGTCGTCAACTTATATTTCTAGGGTATCTAGATATTGTTGTAGATTGTCTGCGTGTAATTTTAGCATTACTGTTTCTTGTTCACCTAACAGTATGATTTTATCTTTTCCTTGAAGGTAATACGGGCAAGTAAAAAATCTTGATAGTTGAATTAATGTACGATTACGCAATGGCTCTGATAACGTACATTCATAAATTGAAATTTTAGTAAATTTTTTAATAAACTGTAGACCCGATTTACTGAGTCTTAGATTGGTTGGGTCAGTATGATTCCACCACCAAACTCGGATATATTGTGAACATTCAGATGAGCTATATCCGGCTGCTGCTAATATGCCTTCGGTATAGCTCTGTTGATTACGGGTAGATTTGGTCACCTTGCTTCATCAAGACTACGGTGAATTTGTCTGTTTTAAAAAGAGTGTTGAGTTTTTTGCAAAGATTAATAGCGTGACCACTGTTACTAAAGCTAACTTTCTTATATTTTGGACCAGGATATGCAATTAACATATTTTGTGCTTTTAGGTTTATGGGATTTCCATCATAAAATACCGCCCAAATACCTTCGCTGCTTAACACTTGGTCACTTTTAAAGTTTGTTTTATTAACGTGTTCTAGTAACACGGTTGGTTTTGGTCTAGACATAATAGCATTCCTTGAATATATATTTATCTTAAAAATATGTGGACTTTATTAAAATCCACCACCATCAAGACTAATTTCAGATGATTTTTGTGGGGTGCCTTGAGATTTAGACTGCATTTCAGCAATATAAGCTAAAAGAGTAAAAATATCTGAGTGTAAATTTCTAGCTTCATCGGCTAATAGCATTATCTGTTTGCTATTAGTCTGATTTAACTGTTTGACTTTATTATTAAAGTTTTGTATCGATAGACTGATTTGTTGCATCATTTAATTCCTTTGATTTAGTATTTGCTTCTAATTCCGATCCAAAAGGTCCGTGATACTGATACCTAGAAATGGTAATATTTTTTGGACAGAAAACAGTCTGCCATAATCCATTTGTGTTTATGGTAAAGTAACCAGCACAATAAAAACTTTTACTTTTTGGTAATTTAGAATATATTGCCAATTTTCTTTGCACATCCCACACTTGATTGTATGCTCTTCCAACTATTGGAAAACTGTAAATTGATTTTTGTTTTACAGTGTTTTGTTTTGTAGATGATCCAAAACGTATGTTATATTTTTTCTTTAAAATTAATACATTTGGAAAATGTTCTCTTTGTTCGTCGTGTACGTAAACACACCCGCCATCTTCTGTTGCTTGAATGGTGGCTATTTTTTGTCCGTCATCTTCGACGACCCAAAATTTATTTTTAACAATTGGCTTTGCAATTCGTTCTGACATTTTGATCATTTTGATAATGTGTGATGTGTAATTATTTTTCCAATTTCTGTCCCAATATCTTTATCTGAATCGATAACATACATATCTGGTTCTTCACCATATTGTCCTTTATCGATTGTAACTACGTATCCACCAGTTGCTTGGTGTATACTTAATGTAAGTTTTTTATTTGGCAATTTGTTACTTCCTCCTAATGTAAAATGTCCTATATCTGCTACAGACAAAGGTTGTATTGGTTGTATGTTTGGCATGCTATACGATGCTCCTGTATTAACATTAAATCCCTGTGCAGATTGACTCATATATTTCCCTTTATAATTTGTATTATTGTTTTAAAGATTCCATCATAATTGCCTGTGCCACTTGCTTTGCAAAATCATCACTTTCATTAATCATGTAAAGTTTATATGACCATTCGTCTTCTTTCTCGGAGTAGTGACCTGCTTCTAAAACATGCCCTCCGACTGCTGGATATAAAGTCAACTTCATTCCGGTAACATTAACCGTTTCGTCAACTTCGTTGTTTTGCATCATTGTGCTTATTCTTGAATGTCGTCTTTTTAATCTTTCTTTTTCATATTCTAATTCTTGACGTGCTTCTGATTTTTTAATTTGAGTAATTAACCATTTAATGAACATTATTAACACCCTTTCTTTAGTAATTCCATACTGACTATATGAGAAATTCCAGTTGTCAAATCATTGTCATCTGGTATAACATAAGTGCTAGTAGTATTATGATCTACTTTTCTATCATAATGACGAACTTCTATAATAGTACCCCCCTGTGCGGGTAATACATTAAATCTAAGACTGTTATCCATGGATAATGAAGATTCATCTGTTGATTTTACGTGACTGACTGTGCCAATATTATTGACATGACGATCATATTTGTAACTATGCTCCCACATATCTCGAACTTTTCTATAAAGCCATTGATCAAACCATTTCATTTTTATTCTCCTCTTCTTGACATAGCACTCGCATAATTTCAAATTTGTCATACAAATCTTTTAGACCTATATGGCGTTCCATTAATGCTTTTAATTTTTCTTCTTCGTCACGTTTTTTTCTAGCCCAATCTAATAGTGACTCTGCTTCATGATTCAACCCTATGTTTACACTGCTCATGTTAATAGGGACATAGTTATTGCCATCATATACTTCCATTCTTTGTGCGGTAGTATTGAACCTCACATTACCTACATTCTGCAAACCACTGTGTGCATTTATGTAGGTACTGGTTGACCCACCCATAACTTGCATATACTTTCCTGATCCATGAACACTATTAATCATATGTACTCTATTAATAAAATTGAGACGATCAATCCAATCATCAAATAAATTATGGAATGAACTAATTGATCGATGCCGATCCACATCCAAAACTGATTACTATCTGGAGTCATCCTAACAGTTATTCTACGATGTGCACAATCTATACTATAATGTAAGACTGCATCAAATACTGCTAACATAATACATGCTTGCAGTCCTAAAAAATGCATTAGAATTACATAGGTCAACGCACCATGCAATCCAGCGTGTTGGAGTCCTCCAATACGCCAAAAATGCCCTTTATCTCGTAGCATACGATCAGTTTGCCAACAAAAGTCCGCTAAAAAATGTTTAACAAACAATAAAGATAATACTAACCATGTTGTCACTCTGGATACTCCGCACCAAGAAATTCACTATAGTGTGTTGCTTGTTCACTCAATCGTACTAGTTCGTATTTTCCGCAAAATTTAAGAAATTGTGCACCGACCATCGGCTTAGATTTTTTAACTGAACCATTTGTAATTGTTTCGTCAATCTTAGTACGAATCTCTGGTGGTTGTGCAGTCAAATCTACTAGAGTTACATTTCGATTATAATCATCCAGTACACGATGTTCTACACCATTGTGGTCAGTCCACCTCTGCAACATTAAATTGTTCCAGTCATACCCTTTTTTTGTTTTGTCGGCGAATGCTTCTTGTAAGCCAACCTTGGACTTGCTGCCTTTAGTGCGAACGCCAGGATAAGCGGAAAAAATATTATCGCTTGAATCACCACGAATACATTTTTCAAAAAGTATCCACTTAGGGTCAGGAATGACTTTGGGTAGTTTTGTTTTTTTATCAACAACAATTTTTCCATTTTTATCAAGAATGCCTTCTAATGTATGTAATTCTTCTGAAATGCCATTATATTGATTGACGTTTTCTGCTAAAAGTTGATGAAAATCTGAATCGCTGCTAACAATAGTATGATGATCATCTGGATGTGCTTGAATGAATCCAGCAATCAAGTCATCTGCCTCTAATTCAGGATGTTGTAATACAGTACAATTTGTTTTTTCTGTGATGAATGTTTTAAGGTCATCAAATGCTTCATAGAACAATTTTTCTTCTTCTTGTTCTGCTTCAGTCAATGCAGCACGTGCAACTGCACGATTGGCTTTATATGGTGCATAAAAATCTTTACGCCACGAACGTCCTTCGAGGCAGAATACAACATGATCTGCTCGTTGTTCACGCCAACATTTACCAATACTGCCTAATGTTACATGAATAGCAAATCCAAGTTTATCCCATGTATCAGACTGGCGATGGGCTGCATGTCTTGCACGGAAAAAAGTGTTAGCTGCGTCTACAATAAGGTATCTCATATGTATATAGTAGCATATTAAATGATTGATGTCAAATGTGGTAATAAAAAATCAGCCCATTTTTCATGAGCTTCTGCACCAAAATGATAATTTATATTTGATTTAAATCCGTTATCAGTTAGCCATTGCCAATATGTAAACTTTTTATCATAAGGAGATAGATAATTATTGCCCCATGATTTTTTATCGGGTATGCTAAAAAAACTATATGTATTAAAGAATAAATGTGGTATTTGCAAATCTTGCAACTCTATGTGGAATTGCCTAATTTGTGCGTGAGAGTTTTTTTCTGCTTCCTCCCAATTTAAATCTAAAATATATTCTTTATATCTTTCTTTAATTAAATCAGGCCAATCGTGCCCAACACCACCAGCATTAACTTGCCACCATACATTGTTGTAAAACCATTCTTCACGTTCCCAAGTACTCCAACCTATAATAATAGCATCGGGTCGGTGTGTTTTTAAATAATCTCGTGTTGTTCTAATAATACGGGAATTAGAACTTGCACTTTCTGCATCACAATGCAAAACTGCGTTAAGTTTATTGGCAATATTACAACCATAACTTACACGTTCATTGTCTGGATGAGGAATTCTACCTAGTGCATAATATAGTGAATCATCTTCGGCAAAGCAAAATTCATTTACTGCTTCTGCACCTGCACTATGGCTGTCTCCATTAACATATAGAATCACGATATTTCTGTTCTTCCATTTCCTAAATCGTTGCGATCTACTCTGCGTGGTCTAACATCTACTGGTTGATTTACTTCCCACTGTTCATAATTTTCATTAAGAATGTTTCTACAAACACTTTGGAACCAACGATCAACTATTTCCGCATCGGTATCTGAAGGCTTCATTTGATATCCAGCACGTACTAATTTTGCAACAAAGATATCATTCCAATCAAGTTCAAACGCACCATTACCAACGTCATCCGGATCTAAATCCACACTGACTACGTTAATATAAGGTTCACCTGCTTCTGTTGCCTTGTCTTTGGCTGACTTCTTTTTAGGTGGCGGACTTTTATTTTCTGTTTCTTTTGATTTTTGATTTATAGATTTTTTATCTTTTTTCTTTAGCCAATCAAACATTAGATTGATCCTTTCAATTTTTTATGCCTCATCTGTTTTCCCCCATTTAATTTTCAACCAGATTCGTTCATGAATATAATAATCAATGCTTAATAAAATATGTAATGCAGTGGCGAACCCAGTAGCATTACTTAAATTTCCTGTAAACAAATAAGTCCAAAATATTGTGAATAACCAAGCGGTTAATCTATAAGTTAACATTCTTACCACTGTTCGTTTTCTTGTCTCAACCATATTGTGCTACCCTTCGCATTTGTTCTTCTAAATTTGTTATTAATATATTATCATAAAACTTCAAGATAAACATACTAGCAGTAGATGCGTCATCACCGTGAAAATGTAACTTTACTCTACGAGACCCGTCTTGATAATGATGGCATGGCTTTGCTTTTCCGTATTGAACTACTTTTACTGATTTTTCTACACCACGACCATCATACCAAGTTTTTTCACTAACTACTCCACCAATCAAATTAAACCATTCACACATTTCATCTGTGAGTTCTTTAATATCAACTTGTACTGGAAAAGCGACAGTACATCCTGGTGGTAAAGCAATCATTAATCACGATCCATTTCTGTTGCTTCTTTTATTAACTTAGTTAATTCTTCTAGTGAGTTACAAAGAATCTTGGCGGTACACCAGTCATCCGAATGATCTCTACCGCCAATTTCTAGCATAAACCCATTGTCATACATATATACATTAAAGTTATCATTAACTTTCGCAAGTTTTTCACCAACTGTCATCATTTTTTTCTCCTAAAAAATTAATTTAATTTATACCATGTGGTATACCACTGGTATGCTGAATCCACTATTTGTTCAATAGTAGAATATTCTGGTTTCCATTTAAGGAGATTATATGCAAGTGTAGAATCTGCTACTAAAGAGTCCGGATCACCTGCACGTCTATCTCCTACTGTTACTTCCACCCCGCCGTATTCATCTTTGATATAATTAATAATTTCTTGATTACTAATTCCATTTTTTGATCCAAGATTAACCGATATAGCTATTTTTTCTTCTCGGGATAATCCCCAATTTATCGCAAGAACATGTGCATTGGCTATATCCCATACATGAACATAATCACGAATGCAAGTATGATCTGGGGTATTAAAGTCTTTGCCATTTAACACGAATGGTTTATTGTTTAGTTTTGCCTCTAATATATTAGCTATAATATGACTTGCACCTGGTGATTGACCTAAATCATAATTAAAAGGCTCGGCACCGGCTGCATTGAAATACCTAAAACATATACTAGGTAGATTATATGCATTGTTGTAGTCTTGAAACATTCTTTCAATAACAAATTTACTAAATCCATATGGACTAATAGGAATTTTTGGATCATCTTCTATGATTGGAATCTTAGAAGGGTTTCCATACACACTTGCACTACTACTAAACAACATCAGGGGAAGTTTATTAAAGTCTTTAACAAAACTTAATAACTTTTCTGTTTTAGAGATATTATTATTATAA